CGCCACTATGAGAAAGAACTGGATGAGGCCAGGAAGGAAACCTATATCAATGGTAGCCTTGAACGTGCCGCGGCAAATTTGCCAGGCATAACAGAACACCGATTTAATCAGTTGCAAGAGATTGAAGCAGTGCTGAACTTTCTAAATATCGAACTGCGTAAGATACGTAGGAAATACTTTCAAAAGTATCTTGAGGGATACCAGCGAGCACTAAGTAGTCGTGATGCAGAAAAGTATGTGGATGGTGAAGATGATGTTATACACTTTGAAACATTCATTAACGAAGTAGCACTATTGCGTAACAAATGGTTGGGGCTGATGAAAGGCCTCGAAAGCAAAAACTTCATGATAGGTCATGTGGTTAGATTGCGTACAGCAGGAATGGAAGATGTACAATTATGATAACATTTAAAAATGAATACGAGTCACACGAACACAGTTTACAAACACTAGAGCAGTTATACGAGTACGATAGTTTTCTGGACAGCCTAACTACCATAGCAGATTTTGGCTGTGGTACAGGCAGAGATGTGCAGTGGTGGGCAAACGTGATGACACGTGATGACCCACCTGTGCCACGTAACTTTAAGGTTTATGCATGCGATTATGCAGTCGACAAGTTGCTGGATGCTGAAATACGTGAATATGCAAATGTACATCCAGCAAACATTGATTTAGATTCCAATGACCCACCCCTGAGTGTAAAGGTTGATTTTATTTGGAGCCATAACACATTTCAGTACATGACCAATCCTATGCGCACCTTGCGTGCCTGGAACCAACAATTGGTAGAAAATGGTATGCTGATGATGATATTTCCACAGTCAACATACACACAGTACGGACATGAAGAAATTGTCTACAGTAATAGTCAGTTGTACTACAATCATAATCTTATACACTTAGTTTACATGTTAGCTGTAAATGGATTTGATTGCTGTGATGCTTACATGAAAAAAGAAGCAGATGACCCATGGATACACACAGCAGTCTACAAATCACACCACGAACCAATGGATCCAAAAACCACGACTTGGTTTGATCTTGCTGACAAGGATTTGATCAATAAGACTTTTGTTGAGTGCTTAAACAAGTTTGGATACATAAGACAAGACAAAATCTTAACACAATGGATCGACAAGGGACTTTACTTTAACAAGAGATGAAAGTTGTATTGGTTACAGGTGGATTTGATCCGCTACACTCAGGACATATTGCTTACTTTCGTGCGGCAAAAGAACTAGGCGACTACTTGGTAGTAGGCATCAACTCAGATGCTTGGTTGGAACGCAAAAAAGATCGTGCATTTATGAATTGGAACGAACGTGCTACTATTGTAAAGAATTTACAAATGGTGGACTATGTCATTGAGTTTAACGATGACGATGACAGCGCACGAGATGCGATTAGAACAGTTAAGGAAACATGGAAAGACGATGAAATCATTGTTGCCAACGGAGGTGATCGCACAGCACAGAACATCCCCGAGACTGGCGTCAGCGGCGTCATATACGAGTGGGGTGTAGGCGGCACGTACAAGATGAACAGTAGCAGTGATCTACTTACTGACTGGACAGCGTTTTGGGAAAAGCAAGAAAGTAAAACAAAACGCCCTTGGGGTCATTATGATGTGCTATATAGCGTACCTGGTGTTAAAGTAAAAACACTTACAATAGAACCAGGACAAAGTCTAAGTCAACAGCGTCATCATATGCGCACAGAGTTGTGGTTAATAGCACAAGGACGTTGTTGTGTAGGTAATGTTGAGCTTAGTACACACGATTACTATAAAATTAATCCGGGCGTGTGGCACCAGTTGCGCAATCCATACAATGATCCTTGCGTACTTGTAGAAATACAGTACGGCAGGGACTGTATTGAAGAAGACATAGAACGGCACTAAATACACTATTATGCGAGCAAACGAATTTTTATTTGAATCTAGCGGCTTGTTTGGAAGAAAACAAGGTGATCCTTTTACCCACTCTAGTGGAGTTCAAGCAGAATTTATTGAGGTTGGTGGATACCCTTCATATGATGTATCTAAGGAACAAGGAGAAAATCCTGGTCAGTATAATACGGTAGAAGATCGTGACTATGTTATTTCTGAGATAGAAAAAGCCTACGGAACAAAAATACAATGGGTGAACTCTCCAGCAAACAATTCTTTGGCATTTGCTGTAGCTAGGTTGCAAACCAGTGATGGTGAAAATGTAATATGGGGTCGCTACTTTAAGCAAATTGCCCCGAATATGATGGGCAAGTGGAAAAACAACGAAGTACCTGCAGGTTGGTCATTACAAACCAAAGCCGCACAGAAACTAAAACTTGGCTTTGATCCACAAACACTTATAGGTACAGAACAACAATTTAGCAGTTCTGATTCAGTAATAAATCAGGTAGCTAATAAATCACAGAACAATGAAGTGTTAGTAGATGCACTTAAACAAACAGCAGGCGGGCAAAAAGCTGTGTTTCCGGGATTAGCTGATCAAGCGGCAGGAATACGAGATTACTTTGGTGAGATCATGGGTCCGATTGCTATGATGAGCGGACAAATTACAGGACAGGCTGAACAAGCCAAACATGCACTAGCAGACGGAGCAGACTGGAGCGAGATGGCCGTTAAATGGCCTCAGAGTAAAAACTACAATCTAGTAGACAGTGTATTCCAAGCACCAAATGGTGTAGAGATTGGTATTAGTTCTAAAGGTGGTAAAGGTGCAAGTGCTAGTGTTAAGAACTTAGCAGATAGTGCGGACAGAGCTAGAAAAAAGAATAATACACAATTACTAAATTCTGCAAAATACGCTATTAAAATTGTTGATACTGTTGCACAAAATAGTCAACTTGAAGGCCCATTTGCACTAGGAGAACTATTAGGTGTAAGTACTCCTGCGCTAAGAGAAGAATTTAATGCTATCAAGAAATCAGCGAAGAGAGATTTTGAAGGACTAAGTCAAGAAGCATCAAACCTAATAGGTAAAATAAATTTTGATCCAAACAAACCAGGGTTTATGACCTGTTGGGCTATTTTAGCAGGATTAGCTCGTGCTGTTGCGGAGGCTGTAAATAGTAATCCTGAGTTCACAAAAGGTGCATTGGCACTCCTAAACACAGCAAGTATTGTGCAACTGTACACAAAGGTAGGAACAAAGGGAGAGGATGTTGCTGTAACATCATACGATGCAGTTTATCCTCCTAATTTCAAAGGAACCATAATGCTAGACAGCGGCAAAAACTATTATGTTGGACCGCCAAAAGGCAAGTTTAGTTTTAAATTCAATTAAATTATGAAAACAATGCCCACCCTGGAAATTACAACCATGATTGGTTGTCCACTTATGTGTAATTTCTGTCCCCAAGAAAATCTAAGACTCAAGTACGGCGAAGATACCAAATACATGAGCTTGGATACATTCAAGACAGCAGTCAGTAAAGTACCTCCTGACACACGTATAGACTTTAGCGGAATGGCTGAAGCCTGGGTCAACCCAGAAGCAACCAACATGTTACGTTATGCACTAGAGTCCAATCATCGTGTTGCTATATACACCACACTGTATAACTGGACAGTAGATACTGCCAATGAAGTATTGGGTCTGCTAACCACACACAAACCGTTGGTAGATACATTTAGCATACACTTTCCAGATGAGTATGGTAACATGAAAGGCTGGAAGTACACCAAAGAATGGGAAGATGTTTACAACATCATGACCAGAGGTGTGCAAACTGCAGGCATCAAGCTAGAAGCAATGACCATGAGTGACCACGGTAAAATACACCAGGATCTACAACATCTGGGTGTACAGTTGTACAATTGGTTCGGACACGATCGTGCAGGCAGTTTAAACAAACAACAAGTAGAGACAGATCAAGAAATCAAATACATCGAGCGACACGAAAAACCTGTACGCTGTAGTAAAACAATCAACTACGACCAATGGGTGTTGCAACCAAACGGTGATGTAGTAATATGCTGTATGGATTATGATTTGAAGCATGTGATTGGCAATCTAAACAGAGACAGT